TGAAGCCTCAGTGTCGAGTTTACGCAGCGACTCAGCCAGAGACGCAGCGGTGGGGAGATTGGCGTTGCCGAACTTCACAATATTAGACATTACTTTACCTCAAGTTTAGAGAAGGCAGAACGGATGTCCTTGCCTATTGTAAGCACGGCAGGACGGGGATCGCTCTCCGGCGCTATCGTGTTACCTGTTGACATGGAAACGGTAAAACCTTCCGGCATCGCAATATGACGCTTTTTAAGCGCCTTTTCGATTTGTGCCGGCGATTTTAATTCCATGAACTCCGTGAAACCCAATCCCATTTCATTAAAAGTCGCTTCCGCCGTAACAGGATCAGCCCATTGGCGAGTGGCCCGTTTGGGCACGAGTTTCCACCCCGGCACTGGCGCGTTATTTTCCAGCATCGTCTGGGCCAGTTCACGAACGCCTTTAGCCCATTCTTCCGCAAGTATCGCCATCGCCAAAGCATGTTGCATCTTCTCCGGGTCAATCGCCTTCACTTTAGTCGCAACAGCGCGCTCAAGTTTACCTGTAAGCAAGGGGCAGACAGGCTTGGCCGCGCACCAACGGCAATGATCGCCAGCGGCAAACGGCGCGTCGGGCTTGAAAGATTGCTGCACGGCGTCATACAGCGTGCGCTCGAACGCTTTGATGCGACCGGGCGTCGTCACCCAACGCTTCACATACGGCGGCTGCACAATGATTAGTTCGATCTCGTCGACGTTCTCAAACACCCAACGCAGTTCTGGCGTGCGCATACCGGCCGCCGTGTAAAACATAAGCTGTTCGTTTTCTTCCGCGTCGACAGCAACGCCGTCGCCAAACTTCCAGTCTAGGACTATCGCACGATTGCGTATACGGCCAGCGAGATCGCAAGAACCGTAAACTCCGGCAAGAAAGTCATTGAAATGGACATTTACCTCCGTGGCAAACTCAAGCTCACTATTAGGGTCGATCTGGTTAAGTGAGTCAAGAGCAAGGATTAACTTCTCATTGTCAGGATAATCTTCAACGCTTGCACCATGCGACAAAATCATGTGCATGGCGTCATGCAGACGCGAGCCTTCTTCGGCATAACTGCTTGTTGGCTTTGGTGGAACTGTATTAACAAGCGCCCGCGAACCGGGGCATTTGATAAGTCGCTTGGCGGTCGAACCGCCGACGATATTGCTGTGTGCCATTACCTTACCTTTCAGTGATTCGACACTAGACTTTTCTTTACGGGTGTGTCAATAGGTTTTTTATGCTTGAGAAAGACATAGAAAAATATTTCATGCGCCGCGTCGCACAAATCGGTGGTCGCGCATATAAGTTCGTGTCGCCATCAAATCGCGGTGTCAGCGACCGCGTGGTCTGTCTACCTGACGGAACGACGCACTTCATAGAGCTAAAGCGACCGGGCGGCAAACTTAGCCCGCTTCAACGCCAGTTTGCGGCGGAAATGGCGGCGCTAAATCAGAACTACGATTGTCTCTGGTCTAAAGAAGAAGTTGACAAATGGATCTCCGACCATACCAGCACGACGCCGCCGATTTCCTTTTCAGTCGTGACCGGGCCATGATCCTTGCGCCAGTCGGCGCGGGCAAGACAGCGATTACATTAACCGCAATGACCGAAATGATTATTCATGGTCATTGCGACCGCTGGCTTGTGTTAGCGCCGAAGCGCGTTTGCACCGATGTGTGGCCGGTCGAGGGGCGCAAATGGGCTCCTGAATTTAACATCGCCGTCGCAGTCGGCACGCCCGCGCAACGTAAAAAAGCGTTCGAATCCGACGCCGACATAGTTGTAACCAACTACGACAACATCCCGTCGATCAACCCGGCTGGCTTCACGGGCATTGTTTTCGACGAGTTGACGCGGCTGAAAAACCCGTCCGGCAAGCGGTTCAAACATCTTCTCAAGATCCTCGACCAGTTCAAGATCCGCTGGGGTTTGACGGGATCATTTACGTCTAACGGTTTAGAAGACGTGTTCGGCCAGTGCAAGGTCGTCGACCAAGCGCTGCTAGGCCGCAGCAAGGGCGCGTTCCTACAACAATACTTCTATTGCGTGAACCGCGACTTCGGCCAATGGGAGCCGTTGCCGCAAGCGTTGCCGAAGGTCATGGAAGCGATCAAGCCGGCGACTTACGTGCTAGAGCCTGGCGAGTATAAAGACAAGCTGCCGCCGCTCCATGTCGTGCAAATGCGCTGCGATCTCGACGACCGCGAGCCGTATGAGAACATGAAGAAGGAGTATGTGCATGAAGAGATCACGGCTCCAACAGCGGCTGCTGTCACAAACAAACTTCAGCAGCTTACGTCCGGCTTCGCTTATGATAGCCAAGGCGTTGCTAAGTGGTTTGGACGCCAAAAGTTTGAATCTCTCCGAGACATCCTCGACGAAAACCAGCGCGACAACACCATCATCGTCTACAATTACAAAGAAGAACTAGCCGAACTGAAAAGACTATTTAACGTCGCCACGATTGACGAGCCTGACGCCATAGAGCGCTGGAACGCCGGTAAGATAGAGTTGCTGGCGATCCATCCCAAAAGCGCCGGCCACGGGTTGAACCTGCAATTCGGCGGCAACAAGATCATCTTCCTGTCGCTGCCGTGGTCGCTTGAACTGTTCGAGCAAACAGTCGGCCGTCTGCACCGCAGCGGACAAACGCGCGACGTGTGGTGCTACGTCATCATGTGTAATAAAACTATTGACGAGCGCATATGGGATGCGCTACACGACAAAAAATCTTTAGCGGAGGTGGCCCTTGCAGAATTGTCAAACGACTAAAAAGGTAGTCATTAACGCTTGTTTTGGAGGCTTTAGCATTTCCGACAAAGCAACGCGCCATTTTGCCAAACTTTCCGGTTTAACTCTTGAGGAGCGGCCGTCCTGTAGCGTCTTTCGCAGCGTAGACTTCTATACGCCGGACGGAAGCCAGTTTTGTGACTGGGATATGAATCGCGATGACCCGCATCTCGTTGCAACAGTCGAAACGCTTGGGGCTTCTGCTAACGGCGACCATGCAGCGCTGAAGGTTGTAGAAATTCCTTCCGATGTTGAATGGGAAATTGTTGATTACGACGGGTGCGAACATATCGCCGAACGTCATCGGACATGGTCTTAATATGACAGTCACATGGAAAACTCTTAACGATCAGCTTGCTGATCTTACCGAACAGGAGGTCTTAGACCTACTGGAGATGGAACAACGTCACGCCCGGCGCTCGACCATCTTAGTGCGTTTGCACCAACGCTATACGGTGCTGCGCATGTTACGCGAACGGGCGGCTCTTATGGAGATGATAAATGAATCCTCAAGAACTACTGTATGAAGCTGCGCAGATCATTGACCAGCGCGGTCAGGGATATGGCGGCATAGAAAACAATTTCCAACTTGCGGCTGACTTGGCGTCGCTGCGTTTGGGGCGAGAGTTTCACCCCTACGAAATCGCCATCATGCTGGCCTGCGTTAAGAACGCCCGCGCGTTTGCGTCGCCCACGCACATGGACAGCCACGTCGACGCCGTGAACTATGAACTGTTCGCGGCCACGTTTGCTGCCGACTATGCAGAGGCGCGCGGTATGCTGGACGTGACCTATAAGTCTAAGAAAGATCTAAAGCCGGCACGAGCGTCGAAGCTGGCCGTAGTCAACGACAAGACGCGCGACAGCGCTGTCGCTGGGGAGAGCGCGTAACTCTTTGGCCGCTTTGGCTTGATCTTCTTTTGAATAGTCGACCAGCGGGGGACACCTGCTGGTCGACGCACAACCGCTAAAACTTGCCAGCATCAAGATCGTCAGCAGTCTCGTCTTTAGTTTTCGGTTCTGCAACCTGACCCTTTCAATCTTGGTCACGAGTGCCGCCCGTCACATTCCAATCTTTGGCCGCGATCAGACCCAGACCGACCAGCGCATTCTGAAGATCCGTCCAGTTAATGTCTTTGGTCTGCCAGGCATGAAACAAGACGCTGACGAGCGAGATGATGCCGGGGATCGTGGTCATCCAGTTAACTAACATTTTTGTCTCCTTTAATTACATGGCCGCGACGTGCTATCGCGCGCGATACATTCATAATACTTGAGGTCAGCGCAGCCGCTCAGCGCGAGCATAAGTCCCGCACAACAGCATAAACGTCGTTTATCCGATTTGACCAGCCACGCCCAAATGTGCCCCATGTCGGCAATCCTTTTAAGAAGCCCAGCCGCATGTCCGTCAGCTTGACGCCGAGATAGGCTTTGGCGGCGGCGATAGTCTTCGGCCCGATCACGCCGTCCTGCGTGACGCCGACCAGCGACTGAAGATATTTAGAAGCGCGGCTAACGCCGCTGTTGACGGCGAAGTCAAACACGGCAAAGTCGAGCCCGTCCGGCAGATCGTCGCCGCTGATCTTGTCCCAATATTCTTGCTTGTATATCGCCGCGACTTCTGAATCGGCGATCTGATACACGTCTTTCTGCGACAGACCGTGCTTAGCGCGCCACGCATTGTAGGTATTTTGCGTGACGCCGTAGGCAGTCCGGCCGCCAGGATCACGCGGATCGTCGACCTTGCCGCCTTCGTAGCGCAGCGTCGCCTTTAGTGCGGCGTCGTAATTCTCTTTCATCGTTGGCTCACCAAGTCACGGATGCGGTCAAGTCTTTCAAACACCTGATTCAGCACCTGATTAAAGTCCTCGCGGGTCACATAGCGCCCGGCGACTAGAACTTCAATCTGGCCAACCTTTTCCGCCAGTTCCTTGTCGGCCTGCTGAAGATCCTTCACGGCCGCCCAGACGGTGTTGAGCGTCCAGCCGCCCAGCACGCCGATCACGCCAATGGCTACGTCAAAGAGAACCTGATATTCGACCATAATCATCTCGCCATTGCGTTGCGGTTTTCAGGAGACATTGCGTTTTGAACAGAGACAGCGCCAGAGATAACTTTCTTTGGCGTTACCTGCGTGACCCGTTGACGCCGCGCTTTTAATTTTTCGACGCCCTGCTTAGTCTCACGTTCGTATTTGCGAGCGGCGGCGATGGCGCGATTAAGTTCGGCCGGATCTTGCATCATCATGCCGATCTCAGTCGCCAGCTTCTCGTCGATGCGGCCGAGCGAACGCTTGATAAGTGTGTTTGCAATCGTCCATGTTCGGTTAAGAAACGGGATATTCATGGCCGGCGCAACTCTGGCAGACGCCAGTTCTTCGACCTCCGGCGACGCTTTTGCGCCTAGTTTAGCTTGCTCGTCGGCCAACTTTGTGCGGCGGAATTCGTCGCGCACGCTGTTGACGACTTCCATTTCTTCCGGCGACAGCACGTCTTCCAACTTGGTAAAGAATTGCTGGCCGGTCGCTTTTTTGATCGTTTTCGGCGCTTCTTCGACCGCGCGCGCAAACACGCCGGCGCGCGTCGCGCCTTCCGTCAACGGTTCCGTTGCGGACTTCAACAGTTCTTGCGCGACCTGCATCTTGTTGATCGGCACGCTTTGTGCAGCAAAATCAGCGCGGGCGCGGGCGTAATCAGGGTTCATGGACAGTTCGTCAATAAACTGCTGGCGCGTCTTAGCGATGGCCGCTTTCTGCGCGCCGCCCAGTCCGTAATCCTCCGGCTTGCTGACGATTTTGTCGAGCGCCAGTTTGACGTTATGCAGCGCGCTCATGGGCGTCGCCGTCTCGCCGGTTTCCGCGGCAATGTTCTTGGCCTCGCGAACCGCCACCCGCATAGACGGTCGATTGAGCAATTCCGGCGAAATCGGCGGCTGTTCTGACCGGAATGCTTTCTCATACCCGGTTTTAGCTGCCGCACTGCGCGCTTCTTCGGCCGCTGCCAGTTCCTGCGGCGTGCGAGCGATACGACTAAGCGCTTCCATGCGCGCCTGACCCTGCGCTTGTTGCGCAGCCAGCGTTTCGTCCGGCGTCAACGCCATAG